AGAGAATCTATATCTATAGCTTTATTAGATGAACTTTCATAAGGAATTCCATCATTTTCAATATCAGTTTGTAGTTTTCGGACTATTGCAACTATAGATCCCCACAACTCTTTATTACCAGTTTTAAATTTTGGCCAACATGTTTTTTCACAGTTAGAATTATATTTATTAGTTTCTTTCCACTTAAGTGCTTTTTCCCTTGAATCTGCCTCATCAGAATTAATATCTGTATAACAAATAGCTTCCCATCTGTCACTTATTCTAGCTGTGGCTTTAACTAAAGCCTGTTCTATTTCTTTTATATGTGAATATCCTGGTGCAGCTAATATTTCAGGAATTATATTTAATTCTTCATAAACATCTTGTATCGCTTGTATTCCTGTCCTTGTCTCATTTTCTTCATCATATGATCCAATAACATTCTCAGGCTTAATTTTAGATGAATCAACTTTCTTATATGATATTGAAATAGATTCCCCAAGATCTTTTAATTCTGATACTTCTAATTTTCCTGATTCATTATATTTCAATTCATAGTCTGTACCTAATATTTTATCTGTTACAACAAGGGAATCTACTACTACATTATCTGTAATAGTTCCAACTCCATTTATTATGTCTAATGTAGAAGTAGTATTGTCTGCATTAGTTATAGTGTCTAGTACAATAACTACTATTGGTCCAATTGGTTTGATTTTATTTGAAAAATGAGCAAACATTACTGCAGATAATGTAAATTCATCAAAATTATCGGTTTCTCTATAACCTAGTTTCGTCTGAGCCTGTTCCGAGTTTCTAATAAGTAATGGCTTATTTATAACTCTATTTTCTTTTTTTACTCTGTGTATTGGAGCAGTTCCTATATAAATAGGCACTGTCTTACTTGTAGATATTGATTCATCACTTGCAACTAAAGAACCATACAACCCATGTTTATATGCCATTTTAACACCGCCTTATAAAAAATTATTATTTATATTTATTTCTATTGGAGCTCTTGATATGCTAAAAGTCATTTCACTACTCCAATACGGATAATTTTGTTCTGATATCTTCCATTTTATAGGTTTATCAACAGAACTTATTTCTTCTGAAATAGGACTATTATTTAATTCATTTCTTGTAATTCCTATAAGATTTAATAAATCTTTATATCCATTAGTATTAGGACTTAGTTTTCCATTTAATTCTGTTGTTCCTGGATCATATGTTGTAAATGTAATTCTAATTCTTCTTGTTACCTCATCAGAATTATCTTCACCTTCATCTATCATAACTACAATTGATGGAATATCATATCCGTAACTTTCTAAGAAATTCTTAGGTGGAACCCATCCTATATAAACTGCTGGATTTACTAAATCATAACTTTGTTCTACAATATTATTCTCAGGTGGTTTTTCTAGCTTAATTTTATTTGCAACATTATTTATAAGAAACTTACTCAAACTTTTTAAAATCTCTATATCTGTCATATTACCTCCTGCTAGTTAATTTATTTAATCTAAATTCTATTTCATGATTTATTCTATTTTTAAGTTGTTCATTAGCCTGTTCTAATATATTTTCACTTAATTCTGAATTTGAAACCATTTGAGGAACAGATAATGTTTTTAATACTTTTATAGGATACTGTTTACTTGTTTCTCTTCTTACGATGTGCAAATTCCCCCCAATAGCAGTAACAAATGCCCTTGGATGAGTATTTATCTTCTTATACCCTGATTTCTTAACTTTTACTTTTAGATTACTTCCTTTTGTCCACCCTGATTTTAAATTTGCTGGAAAATGACTAAGTGTTATTGGTCTGCCTATACTTGTTATTGTTGCTGACAAGTTGTTTGTTGTAGATTTCTTAACCTTAAGAGTTTGAGCTACTTCCCCTGACTTTATTGAATATTCTCCTGAAACTTCTTTCTTAATATTCTTATTTACAAAAGTAACAGTTCTATTCAGAGCTGCATTAGTAGCCTTTGGGATTTCCTTAGGAAATTCACTCAGTTTGCTTAATGATTTTCTTAACTCTGAATCGTCTATTTTTATATTTACAGCCATTAATTCATAGCTCCCTGCAGTATAATTTCATACACTCCCGAATCATACTTAACATCAAATACGCTATACAGGCATCCATCAAAATTCTGCATTTCCCCACTCTTCGGCTTATTAAATACATCTGATTCTTTTATGAAATATAGAAGATCTGCCTGAAGTATTCCATCATATTCTTTTCTTATTCTTTCCTTAAGTGTTTCATTATCAATTACAACAGTCTTAGGCATTCCATCAATAATGTGTGTATCTCCGAATTCATCTAAATTAAAAAATACATCTAAATCTTCATTTATCTGTTCTTTAAAACTTAGCATATTGAAGTTCCTCCATAAATCTTTTATCTTTTTTAAATTTATTTTTTAGTACCAGCTGTACATCACGATAACTTTTCTTAAATTTATTATCTATTTTTAAAACTGCACCACATTCAATCAATTTCTCAGCATCTGTTGAAGTAATATCAGAAATTGTATCACCAATGCTATACAATTTCCCATTATGAGATACATTGATGATACATTTAACACTCATCGATATTGCTAAACTACTTTCGAGATAAACCATGCATCTACTTCAACAGGACATGAGAGTGGTCTAGACATTAATTGAATGTATTTTGCAGCAGGTTTTTTTTGAATCCATGAATCGGGGCATCTTGTCCCTTCTATGCTTACAAATTCTTTGCTAACATTATCAATTATTGCATTTACACCATATCCCATAAATCCTTGCATCTGTGAGCTAAAAATTCCACAGTAATCAGCTGGTATTAATGATTTTACTTGTGGATTTTTTGGATCAGTAAAATTATCTAAATACCATTCATTATATTGATAAATACTTAATCCTAATTTAGGAATAGTACCAATATAAGTTGCTCCATTTGGAAGCTGTCTAGGTTCTATAGTTGCAAGATTCATATGTTCTGTATCAAGTATCTTTTGAACGCTTGCATTGTTTACAAATTCACTTGCTGCATTTTGTCCTAATATACATATATCTGGATTTACAAAACCTGTCTTCTGTACCTGCTTAGCCATTTCTTCAATTTGACTTATAGGTTTTGCTTTTGCATCTGACCATAAATCAGTTCCAGATTTAACATCCTTATTTGTGAAATTAAAGTCTATTTCATAGTTAACACCCTTACCAATTACAGGTATTTTACCTGTAAATAAAGTCTGAGCACACATCCACTCTTCTCTTCTTGTTATCATTTCATCTATTTGTAAAAAATCTTTTGCTATTTTTTGTGCAGCGCGTTCTTCTGGAGATATTGAGTTATATGGAAGTTCTCCAGCTGCTCTTTTTAATATATCACCTGCTGTAGTTACTCTGTCAGCTGTAACAAGTGCTGGTTTAAACTGCTTTGTTACATATCCTTGATTTTCTGTTGTTGTCTGAGCTATTTTGTCATGTACAAAGGGAGCAAGTTCTCTATTTCCTTTTGTAAAATCAACATCAATATACTCTGTATTTGAAGTTTCTACTCTTCCAAAGAAAGTATCTTTTAAAAATGTTTTTACTTGGGGATTTCTTTCTATAACAGAAAGCATTGTTCTTGGATCAAATAAATTTAATGGCATTTACATTCATCTCCTCTTGATTTTATTCTAAAAATATTCCTAATTTTCTTGCTAATATAGTCAATGCATTTACATCTTCTTCATTTGCAAGTACATCTTTTACTGATGATTTATAAAATTCTCCTGATAGATAAACTGGAATCTGAGTTTTACTTGTGTTTTCCTCACTAACTTCTGATGTCACTGCTGAAAACCCATATAATTCTCCATTTTCTGATTTTATAGTAAATTCCTTGCTAGTAGAATTATAATAAACAGGCTGCATTTCTTTTATACTTTCTGCGGCTTTAAGATCCACCTCTGATACTTTTACAGGAATATTAGCTCCACTTCTTATTTTTTCTGGTATAAATACCTCTTCATTAAATCCATTCATTATCGAATTCCTCTCTTTCCCAACGCTCTGTCTAAAATAGATTCTGTTTCATCAATATCATATCCATCTTTAGCAATGTTTCTTTCATGTGTTCCAGATGGCTTAACATTTTCTGCACCAGAATTTTTAATATCATCATCCCTGTTATTTAAATAATCCTGACCTTGCTGTTTTTGAGCATTTAATATAAGCACTGCACATTGGCCTGCATCTACAATTTCTTCGTATTTAGCTTTATTTTTTATTTCATTTGCTCCTGGAAGTCCATCTATAGTCTTAATTCTTTCTCTTTCTTCAACTTGTGCTACATTTACTACTTCTCGATAAACATCAGGATATTTATCCTTTAATTCCTGTGCATTTTTAATCACATCATCATCTCCTCTTTGATTATTTAATTTATTAAAAAAATAGCTTTGGTTATTCAAATTCGAATTACCGCTGCTATTCCTTAAACTATTTTTAGATATTTTATCTTTTATCTTTTCTTTAAAATCAGCTGGCATATTACTTAAATCAGTACCAACTTTATTGATTATTAACATATTCTTATCAATAACTGGATTATATTCTTCATCATCAAACATAACTTTATCAATAAATCCATTTTCAACAGCTTCTTCAGCTGTCATCCAGTTATCACCATCAAGAAAAGTTTCAAGCTCATCTTTTGTTTTACTTGTTTTACATTGATAAGCATTCATTATTATATCTTTTACCTTATCAAGCATTATTTTATATTCATCTAAATCTGATGAATTAAAATAACCACATAAACCAGCTAGTGGTGGATGTGTCATAAATACAGCACATGGAGATATCTCAGATTCTCCTGCCATTGCAATTATCGTTGCAGCGCTCATGCACATTCCATCTATTTTTACTTTTATATTAGCTTTCATATCTCTAAGTCTTGTATAAATAGCTGTTGCTGCAAATACATCTCCACCATTGCTATTAATTCTTACTGTAATATTATCTTTATCCTTATATGAATCTAATTCCTTAATAAAATCATTAGATGCAACTTGACCTGATGAATCCCACCAAGAAAGACTGCTTACTATCTCACCATATATTGTGAGTTCAACTTCTTCATCTTCAACATAATTAAAATCCCAAAACTTCTTATCTGATGCTGATAACATTCCTTTTGAAATAGAAGAATCATTAACTATTAGTAATTTTTGATTGTTCAGCTTCTCTAACAATATTTCTAACCTCCTCTATTAATGTAACTTCTTGTTTTCTTTGTTTTATATTTTGATAATAATCACCTCCTGTAAGTTCCATTGTTTCTTTTGCTGCTGTAGAAAAACCATTATCAATTCTTTTAATTGCTGCATCTACTTCTTTATTAGGATCAAGTTGACCAGCACTAGGCCCTGACCACTCCGCATTACAATAAGCTTTCCTAATTAATGGATTATTGAAAAATCCTGGAGCATATATCCTTCCTTTCGCTACTGCTTCATGCATCCATTCAATAAATATAGGCTGACAAAAATCATTAGCCATCCATGTTCTTCTCATTCTAAACATTTTCCATGCTTCAAGAAGAGCCGCACGACTTGCTGAATATGATGCTGTAAATTCTTTAGTTAGTAATTCCTTTGGTATTTCAAGCGCTGCTCCTATCTGCCTTGTTATTACATTTACAAATCCATCAAAAGCAGTGTTTGGTCTACCAGGGTTAATTTCTTTTGCGGTTTCTCCCTCACCTAACTGAACAACAGCTCCATTACCTAATTCATAAGTTGTATCATCATCAGAATCAATTTCATCTTCAAAATTTATATTAGAACCAAATGCATTACCATCATCAGTATTTTTACTTTCAATGAATACAGTAAACATTCCACTGACAACAGCTGCCATAAGTTCCGCTTCTGTATATCTACTTAATTGTTTAAGAGCTTCAATTACAGGTGCTAAAATTGGTACTCCCCTTCTTTGTCCTATTCTCTCACTTTCCATAAGATGCAATATATTAGGTCTTCCAGTTTTACTGCCATAAGCTTTTACTTTAATCCATTCAGGAGCTTTATCCCATGTTGTTGCTAATGGATGCCTTGAACATATATGATAGTATGTTATCTCACCATTTTCATTTGTTTCAACACCCTCTTGAAGTGTCTCTGAATTAGAAACATAGTTCTTATTACAAACTCTGTCAGCTTCAATTAATAGTATTCTAATATCATATATTTCATTTATTCTTTTTATAGTTGGTAACATTACAAATGCATCACCATTCATAATCCAGCTTAAAAACGCCACCTGTTGAAGTTCATAAAAATCATTTACTCTTTCCACATCACAATTCTTACTCTCAGCCCATAAGCTAAATTCACGTTCAATTTGTGTTTCAAGATTTCTTGTTTCTTCTGGTGTAAGTCCTAAAAATTCTCCATCAATCTGTGATTTTAACCTTAATCCTGCGCCTATAACATTTGTTCTTGTTGTTTTAAGTGCAGATGTTGCAATAGGAGCACCCATAAATAAATCTCTTGATCTTTGCCTAAGAGTTTTAATATTATCTGAAATATCTTCTTTAGGTGATCCACCTCTACTAATCCACCCTAATAATGATTTCTTACTTCTACTTGCTCCATAATTTGAATATCCAGTATTTATAATTTCAAGCTTTTTTCTTGCAACCTCTCTTTTTAAAGCTTTTTCAGGGTTGAATGATGCTATCGCTCTATCTATAACATTCATGCTATTCCTCCTATAAATCTCTAGGAACTATTCTAAATACTCTATTTCTTCCTCTTCTTTTTTCTATGTTATTCGCTTTTGCTAATTCACTTTTCCAATAATCAATTTGCGCTTTTATACTTGATAAATTAGCCCTTGTCAGTGTTCTTCCAGCTATTGAATAACTTTGACCATTACAAACTGCTAATTCTGCTTTAAGCCATGCATCTAAATGCTCTCTACAAGTTTCTATATTAAATGCCATATCTTTTTCCTCCTCTTAAGAACAAAGAAAGTGTTCCTCACGAACACCTTATAAACCTTTTGAACTTCTATTTTTCTTTTTTCTGTTATTTTTATTTATCTGCATAAAAATATTTCCATTCATATTCCTTTTAGCCATCTCTTCAACATTAGGATTTAATATTTCATATGCTGCATTTGCATAGTTTCTTAAGTCAAATGCTTCATTTCGTATTCCACTAGATTTCTTTACCCATTCATAAGTACGCTTTCCTTTCTTTATTTTTAATACTCTTTTTTCTGATGTTAATGCTTTAAAGTATTTTTCATCATATCCCTTGTCTTCTTCTATTGGAAAATGGCAATATCCAGGGCCAGTCTCTTTAATATTCAATCTTGAAAGTATATTTTCTTTACCATTGTCAACTCCAAGTATGAATAACATACACTTTATAAGATTATTTCGTGACATCTTATGAATAAATGGTATTCCATAGCCACCCATCCCCTTAATTGCATATATTCTTCTTTGTTCACGTGCTTTACAAAATTTATATACTTCTTCTGTATTATGTCCACCTGAATCTATACATGTAGCTGAAATTATAAGACCTTCTCCTTCTGGATACCAAAATGTTTTGGATAAATATAAATCTAATTGAGTCCATACTATACTTTTGCTTGGATCTCCATAAATAATTTTATATTCAATCCCCCATGTTTCCCTGTTCACTCCCCATCCAACAACTTCAATTTCTAATCTATCATCCTGAACATCAACTCCTGCTGTCAATAATATTACTTGTGGTGGTACTTCTGCAGTATAGAACTCTCTTCTGTTGATTAATTCATCCTGCTCTGCTCCTTCACCTTCATTATCTTCCCATACTTCACCAAGCGAAGTGTTAACCCATGTTTTCAATGTTTCTGCACCATTCTTCTTAGCATTTTTAAAATCTTCAATAATATCTTCCCATCTTTCCCATGGTGAAGCCAATGCATTTAAATGAAATCCCCGCTTTTTTATTCTTTCTGGATGTTCTGCAATCCATTTTCCCTTATTAGCCTTCCATTCAAATTCATTAAACCTCTCACCACAGAATTCACATTCATGAGTAACATCTTCAAATTTAATATTTCCCCACCTTAGTGGCTGAAATTTACCACACATAGGACAAGGTAAACACCATTCTTCCTTTGTACTTTCATCAAACTCCATTTCAATTCTTGAAATACCTTTTTCTGTAGGAGTTGATACAAAAAATTTCTTCTTGTTCCAGAAAGTTTTTGTTCTTTTTTCAGCTAAAGATAAAGGATCACCTTCAATACCTGCACTTTGTGGAAATCTATCAACCTCATCAGCTAATAGAATCCTTATAGGTCTTGAAGATAATCCTGTTGGTGAATTGGCACCAGTCAAAGCAACATACCCTCCTGGAAATCCTTTTTCTAAAAGAGTATTATCAGAATCTCTTGATTTTGCATCTTTTACTTTTTCTTTCAATGTCGGTGTATCTCTTATCATTGGCGCAAGTCTTTTTTTAGAATAAGATGTTGCTAAATCCAATGTCGGCATTAGTAACATTATTAGAGATGGATCATAATCAATAAAATATCCAATGATATTATTAATAAGTTCTGTTTTTCCTACCTGAGCACTACTCATGACAACAATAGTTTCAGTTTCTTTATTTGATAATGAATCCATAATTTCTCTCTGATATTCTGCTCTTGAAGTTTTCCATTGACCAGGTTCAGCAGAACTTTCAGGTGACAACTTTCTATAGTTATCTGCCCAGCTTGAAACTGTAAGTAATGGTGGTGGTTCTAGAATAGATGCTAATTTTTTAAATACATCAATGGTTTTTTTATGAATCTGTAATTTCTTTCGACTCATTTTCTACCTCATCATCTAAAACATCAACATATTCATCACTATAAAAATCATTAGGATTATACTGGCTCATTTCATTTAATGCATCTAATACTTCATTCTGCAAAACTTCTTGAATATCAGCTATTGTGCTAAGAGTTATTAATCTTGGTGCTGCTCTTGATGGGAGAGCAAGTATTTTAGCTTTGAAATTAGAAAGCATATCATTCATCACTCTTTCAACATCTTCACTATAATGCATAGTACCACGCATTGCTGCAAGTTCAAGTTCCATCTTTTCTCTTTTTCTCCTTTCCAATAATGCATGTTCTTCATCATAATCAATTTTTCCTTCTTCAGTTTTATTTTCTTTAAGATCTGCTGAAGCTTTTATATAAGTTATATAACTTTTTATATTATCTTGTAATGAATATTTACCACGTGCAATCTTTTGAATAACACCTTCATTTTCAAGCTGTCTTATTCTTCTTGTAGTCAATCCAAACAGATTAGATAATACTGTACTTGATACTGTTACCTGCTCAACATTATCAATTTTCTTAACATCATCGCTCAAAATACATCCTCCTCTCTTAATTGGTAACGGAAACACCTTTTAAAATTTTTTTGTAACTAGAAAAGTTTTGGGCATCGCTAGACCCTCGGGTTAATTTCTCCCTCGGAAGTACCTTTTATTGGAAAATAATTTTTATCTATAAGCTGTTTATACATTCTCGCCTTATTCTTAATAATACTTTTTATTGAGTCCTTGTTAGTTGTATATATATCTATTTTTTCTTCTTCGATTTTTATAAAATAACTCATAAGTATTATTGCTAAAATTAATAGCCCTGAGCAAGTTATAATTGCTATATTATTAGTAAATATTCTAATGATCATAATACTCTTTCCATCTATTGAATTTTGGACAACTTGCTGTAAACATAACACAACATACAATGATGTAGCATATATTGCTACTACTGCACCAAAGAACTGCCCAATTCGTAATATAAACATATATGTGTTTGCTAGAGTGTTGGCTATTTTTAATTTGTAATTTTTTATATTAGGATAGTTTGTCCAATAGTCTACCTTCATAATTTGAGCCAAAAGTGTTTTATTATCACAGTCTTTTACTACTTTATCATTATCTGAATCAGCTAAGTAAAATATATAATTAGGTATACATGTCTTTTTAAATTTATATCTATTCACAAATTCGCAAATATCTATCTTAGGGTTAATACTCTTGAGTCTAAAATATTCTAATAATATATCCTTAAAATATTCATCCTGTGATTTTTCTCCATTTTTCTGTTTGGAATTAAATATTGCAATTATTGACGTTATAATTGTTATTACTATTGATATCCAGTTTATTTTTTCCATATCCAATCACCTCATACTAAATTTATTTGCTATATTTAGTATAAACTAATGTTACATATCTTGTAATTCTGTAACATACTTTTAAAAAAATAATTTCCAATATATATAATAAAAATCTTCCACTTTAATTTTACATGCCTTTTTTATGTAACATTTATAGATAAATAAAAAAGCGCTTCCGCTTTTATCGTCTAAGATAGCTTACTTCTTCTACTATCTTGGTTAACTCCTATATATCTAAGTGTTGTCGATAAATCTGAATGGTTTAATATCTCTTTAATCGTTATTCCATCATGAGTTCTTTGATATAATTGATAACCAAACGTTTTTCTAAGAGTATGGCATCCAATAGATTCAAGTCCAAACTTCTCAGCTGCATCAGTTAATATTCTATATGCTTGCTGCCTTGATATTGGTCTATTTTTTCCCTTTTTACTTAAAAAAACATATTCATAATCAAGCTTATCTTTCATAAAACTTTCAAGAATATATTTTAAATCTTTTGGTATTTTCATTCGCTTTTCTTTTCCAGTTTTTTCTTCACGTATATAAAAATATTCTTTAGTTTTTCCTTTACTATCTCTAAGATCTCTTATTCTGAATTTTAATATATCAGAAATCCTCAGACCAGTATAAATACAAAACATAAATAGAACATAGTTTCGTTCACTATGTATCTTTAAATAATCAGCAATATCATAAATATCTTCCATTTTTCTTATAGGTTCAACAGTATTCATTCCTGTTTCACCTTCTTTTCTCACTGTTATTAAAACATTCAAGTATATCTTTTGAGTTGTATTGATTATAAAATACATTTATTGTTTCACAGTTTCTTTTACTGCCACACTCATTACACATATCTGGAGACCTTGCACAAATAACTCTACCATTTTCAAATTTCATATTTAATTTTAACTTTTTACTCATACTCAACCCCCCCCATGCATTTAATAATAAAAGCACATACAATAATCTGCATGTGCTTACTAAATTCAAATCAATATATATTTTTTCACCATACATAAACTGTACCATTGCTTTCTAAATTTGTACATAAAATTTTCTTTATTTTTTCCTAAATTTGTCCTAATTTTTTCCCTGATTTGTCCTAAATTTTTCTTAACAATATCCAATTCCCATTGCAAATTTATATAATGCATTTTCTTTTAACTTGTAATATTTATTTTTATCAATTTGTAATTCATCTTTTACTTCATTAACAGAAACATCATCTCTAAAATAACTACATTCAATAATTCTTTTACTTTGCTTATCTAATCTGTCATAAACAAATCCTACAGCATTTACTAATGCTCTTTTGTATTCAATATCAACTATACTCTTCCCAACTAGATCACTCGGACTTAGATTCTTATCTATAATAACATCTGGTCTTATTGCTGAACCTAATCCAGGTGTTTCAATTGATATTAAATAATATGGATAATTTTTTAAATCATTTTCTACTTCTCTTTTAATTTTTCTGTATAGTTCCTTTTCGATTTTCATTTTAAATCACCTATCCTTATGCTATAATTTAGATAGGTTAATTAGAGAACTAATGTTTCAGGTCAATTCTCTAATTTATGTATGAGGTGTTCGTGATGAACACCTTTTTTATTATGTTAAGCTTGTGTAACATACCACTTGTCCAAAATTTCTTCGCTTGAAAAATAATTACTTGGCTGCCATATTGAAATTACTGGATTAAAGAATTTTAATTTAATGTTATTATCTTTGCATTCAAATCTATAACTATAACCACTATTTTTGCTTGTTATAATATTATTGCCATCTATAAAATCATTGTATACTTTATCGAATGTATATTCTTTACTCTTATTAATTATTGGCTCGTCCATATATATCTCCTTAAAAGTTATAAGTATTAATTCAAATTTATATTCCTTCTGAACATAGATAAATCTATGTCTTTCTTTGTTTCTTTTGGTGTACATATTGCTGTTAAGTATGTTTTAGTTAATTCATTTGCCAATTGTATATCAGCACCTTGCTTAATTAATTCTTTATTAAATTCAATACTACATTTAGCAATTAATATAGTTGACTCTATAATTTCTTTTATATCTTGTTTCTTCATACCCTACCCTTTCCGAAATCTAACAATTCTAAATAATTTTATTTTTTCTCGGGAATATTATTCAATGAGGTGACAATCATGAAACAGCGCTTTTTTATTTTACTAGCATCATTAATAGTATTTACTTTATTATTTGTCTCTAAACCTTATGCAGCAACGCCTTTATATCCTAGTGATAGTCTCTTTTCTGAAGGAATCTATAAAATATCTGATAAAGATTCTAGTTCATACACTCTTAAATTTAGATTTTTAACTCCTACTCAAGAAACTACACTTCTTATCTTAGATGAAGACAATAATGTAATATTTAGAAATAGTAAATGTTCTAATCAATGTGATACTGGTATAATAACCAATAAAAATACTTTAATTATAATAACTAAAAGTGATGTATTTTTATATTTTAATAAGTTATAGAAGATTTAAGTAAGAGTAAATTTCACACTCTTACTTAATTATCTTTTAAAAGTATTTCGAAGTATTTTAAATATAAAATACCGCACATTCATTTTGAATAATACGGTATTTGCATAAAGTTAGTTTTTTAGTTTTATTATACAAGGTTCTATATAATATATTTTATATAATTTTATCTTCTAGTATTTTCAAATGATGGTGGTGTTGGATTTGGTGCTTCATGTGAAGGACCAGGATTAGATAAATTAAAATATAGTTTTGAATCTTCTGTAACTCCAAAAGCTTTATTCGAACCTGTCTTTTGAACTTTATTTAATGCTTCTCTAAATAAGGCATTATGTGCTTCTTCTCTATTTAATAGAAAATCAATAGTTGCCCTTACTTCTTTATCTTCAATTTG